TAAACGTAGACTTATTCTGGTAGACACCATTAATGTAAACCTGAATGTTGTTTTCAGACCTTGGGCTGTTGCTTAAGGTAAACACAAGTGTTGACCCATTGCCAGTAAAGTCATCTACCACCATTGTGGTTGACCCAATACTAGGCACATTGTCGTAAGTGGCAATCGTCACATCAGCCGAAGTTTTTAAAACAAACTTGTAGTCAATGCTTGCATTTACCCACACTTGCCCCCCAGGCACTCGGCCAGCCGAGTCCAAAATTATTGGGTTTGGGTGATTAGTGGTGCCCGTATAGGTGGTGTAAGTGGTCGCAGGGGTGCTGGAACCAGCCTCATAGGTGTATATCTTTCCACCTGAAAGGGGTACACCGTTGGCATCAAACAGTTGCCAGCCTACGCCAGCAAACGAAGATAGGGCGTAGATCATTTTTCGGTTGCGGCTACATAAGCAGCAATCACTTCAGCAGTGTGTACAGCAGCGCAAATAGCTTGTACACGGGAATCTTCAGCACTGTAGTCATCACCGGGGGCTATGACATGGCGGTGATATGTGCCACTGATCTGCTGACCATCTTCCATAATGGCAGTTTTAGTGCGAACCTGAACAGAACCATTTTCAATGGTTTCAATCATATCAACCACGATTACTTTTTTGAGAGCCATATTATTTCCTTATGTTGTAAAATAAAAACCAGTTATTCTTAATGCAGCCGACGTGTCTATTGCAACTGTTGAATAAACCCCATTATTTATAGCCCCTAGTGGCCCGTAAGTTTGATTTTGCGTAATACCTAAAGTTGCTTGACCAGTAATAACTAAATCACTAGCCCAAACCCAACTAGCAGAAATTGGATTTGCATTTGCAGATGCATATGGAAATCCATTAACTTGTATATTTCCAGTACCCGTATGGGCTGACCAACTACAGTCAAGTTCAAAATTTACAATGTTTCCGACCTTGGTATACACACCATACTGTGCTGTGTATGTCCCAACACCAGCTATCGTAGTTCCTGAAATGGAAGGAGTAAACGGCATTGGTACGCCCTCAATCAAAGTCACAAAAGAGCTAGTTATTATTTGATAAGAACCATTGCTTGCAATTTGATTTCCAGACACCATTACATTGGAGATGATGTTTGGTGTTGTATTAGTACAACCAAAATCAATACCGGCATAGGTGTTTCCTTCTAGCGTGTTACCAGTAATAGTTACATATTTAACATAACCCAAAGTGTCAACATTAACAGTAATACCACTTCGAGAATTTCCTGTACACACGTTGCCAGTAATTGATACGTTGTACAGTCCTTTACCAACAGTGCCGTAGTAATCTGGGGTGGAAGTTAAACAAATACCGCTCCCATGATTAGCTGTGTATCCATTTTGATGAATAGTGTTTCCAGTAATTGTAAAATTATTACTGTCTCTAAACCCAGGATAAATAAATATGCCGTGAAATTTGCAACCTTTAATCACATTGTTTGCAATAATAATATCAACAGGGGAAATTGACGATACAATTCCTGCACCAACTGAATTTGCTTCCGCACTTACGCCAATACCCTCAATGTTGCAATTAACAATTTTTATACCATTGGCCTGCTCGCCGTATAAACTTATCCCGTAATTAAAGAAGTTTTTAACCCATACGTTATCAATCAACACTCTTGCGTCAGTTGCTGCGCCACCATCTGTTGTACAAATAATAGCAATACCAACACCAAAGGTATCGTCAGTAAATCCAGAACCAGATACGTTTGCTTTATCTCCGTCCATAGCAAGATTAGAAACTGTCAATAAATCACCTTGGTACAAACCAATGGCATTAGCTTTGCTACCCCCAGACATTTGAAGAAAACTAGATGCTCCACTACCAATGATTGAACAGTTACTACCCGTTACATTTATTTGATTTCCAATTGGAGTTTGTATAGCAGCCACGCCAGAAAGAGTCAATGTTACATTTGCGGCCAAAAATAAACAAGTATTATCAATACTAATTGATACTTTACTATCTAGTTTATAAGACCCAGATGGAACATACACAGTTCCACCATTTAACAGCGCATTGTTAAATGCAGTTACAGAACTAGAAACGCCCGTTGAATCAGCACCAAAATCCAACACATTACTAGGACTGCCAGCAATCATTGAATAGGAGACTTTTGTTAATGACATGTTAACTTTCTTTTAATTAAACCATGTAGCTAACGCAAATTTTCATTTCAGTACCTGCTTTAAAAAGCGGGCCAGAACCATTTAATCCACCTAATGTATCTGTATACTGAATAAAGACACGGTCGTTTCCTTGTTGTTTTACTGTATATGGTGTACCTGTAAAAGCGTTAGTGGTGCAAAAATATAACCCAGAGCCGGATTCGCTTGCATCATTGCTTCCAGAAACAAAAGGAAGACCAGATATGTAAAAATTTCCACTTGGTGAGCTTGCAGCACTAGCAACAAACAATCCTGTAACTGTAACAAGCCGTCCAACTTTTGTATATCTACCAGTAACATAAGATGGATTTATCGTAACACTTCCACCGGCAACATTAAATGCAGCAGTCCAAGTGCCTTCTTCATAATCACTTAGCAATTCACTGGTCATTCCAGCAGGGTGTGATGTGGCAGAAAAGTCAATGCCTTGACCACTTGCAACAATCAAATTGCCGGTTGTCAAAGTAAGTTGCGTTGCACTTACAGCCCGTCCAGCAGTCAAGTTAGCAACGGTGACCTGCTTGGTCGCGCTGCTTTGAACAATGGGCAGTACCTCAGTACCAGCAAGCGGTGTTGTTGATGCCGGTAGGGCAGAGATTTTTGAATCAGCCATTTATCACTCCAAAAGGATCAGACCGCCATCCTCTTGAACGAGGTTATCGCCGATCTCGGTTAACAAGTTGTTCTGCACAGTCGCATCCGCATAGCCAGACAGGAACGAAATCACGCTTCCAAGGCCAATGGATACGCCATTGCGGATGGGCATTCCAAAGAAGCTCATATGATTTTGCTTACTGAATGTTAATTGGTTTGCAATAAATCGTGCCACCCGTGGACACCTGGATTGCACTCACGCGCCATTGACCGCTAACGCTAAAAGGCACTTTGAACGGAATGGGTGTGAAGGGTGGGACTGGGGTGCTGGCCGTTGTGGCCGTAACACCTTCGCCAACCAAAATGTAACAAGCCTGATCAGACCAGACAACCACACCTTGGGGGCCAGCGGGCCATGAACCAGTCACACCAGCAGTGCCGGTGTAAGTAATGGATTTGGCTGGGAAGTTGGTATCGGCTAACGGGTTTAAGAGTTCCATAATGGTCCTTTACGTTAAGAAGCGCAATTTATATAGAGTCGACAAATACAGTTCAATAATACCATCTATCAAATTTTGCAAGGGTGTGTCTGTTTTGTCAGCTACCTCATACCGGCAATCTTCAATTTCTTTAAGTTGATCTTGAAGAAACTCAATGATATTGGTGGTCTTTTTAGCCGACATCAGGGAAATAGGGCCAATTAACCCTTTGCGTCCCTGATAAGCTTCGGCGAAGCCATCAGCTAAATCAATTATTCCATCATAAAATGTATTTAGCGCTACATGCTTGGAGTAGCTACGAGTATTCAAATGTACCGAATGAGCTACATCTCGGGCTAAAAACAACATTCCTATGAAATCACAAGCTTTCATTGTGGCATTCCTTGTGGTGGCATTTCCATTGGTTGGCCTTGCATTTCTTGCATTGGCATTTCTGTGTCACGCATTTCTGGCGATCCGGCAATGATGTCACCAGAATCCATTGCCGCGTGGAGTGTACCCATAACAATGTCCTGAATCTGCTCTGGACTCATGCTGGCCTGCACGGCAGAGATACGTTGCGTTTCAGCAGCATATGCTTTGATCTGTGCCTCGTAATCCTTGCGGCGTTGCTCTTGTATTTCAATAGACTTACCGACGTTCTGAAGCATCGTGCTCATCTGTTCCATTTCAGCGCCCATTGCCTGCATTTGTTGTTGCGCAGCAGCCAAAGCTGGATTGTCTTCGCTATCACTCATTAACTTAGGATCAATAGTTTTAGCAAAACGCTTGGACATCTCTTGGGCACCCGGCCAATCCATATTTTTAATGAATAGATCGCCAGCTACTTGCCATAATTGAGGATTGCCCTGTAATAATTGGCTCATACCTTCAAGTGCTTCTTGACGTTTAGTCATGTAACTCGGGCCAGTGGTCACACAAACATCATACTTACCAACACCAAGATTATAAATCTTCTCAATCACAATGCCTTGCTGATCAATAATTTTACGGACCGGTTCAGCTTGCTGAGGATTTACGCGAGCTTGACTTGTTTCACCATCTTCACCGATGATACGAGCGATACGTTCAGTATCATAAATTTTAGGAGCTATGTCAATGATTTGACGAGTAATATATCGAACAGCGCGAGCAAGGTTATCAACATAGTGATAAGTTCCAGTATCAGTTTGCCTTTCGCGAGCCATAATCGCTTTGCCTGAACGCTCATTCGATTGAGCACCAAGACTGGAGTCATATTGTCCAGTAGTCGATTTGATATCGTCTGCCGCCCCCGCTTTTGCCTGCAGGAGGCCAGAGGAGGCCATAGGAGGCTGCGCCCGCTGTGGGAGGGGCATCACCTGCCCAGCGCCGTCTGTGACGTCCGGGTTGACCTCTAGATAAGGCCAATTAGTCGTATTCGCTGTTTTCCATTGGTTTTCATAACCTTCAAACTGCCCACCATAACCGATAAACGGAGCTTTGGGGGCCAGTGCCAGCATCTCAGCTTCTTGAGATACCCAGTAGTTATACATTCGTTGTGCGTCTTTGGCATTACGTACCAGACCACTGACATATAATCGACCATCTACCTCAAATTCATTGCCGATTACTCGAACTACTGGAATCCATTTTCCAGCCCAATCATTATTTTCTAGGATTTCGTACCCATTGATTTTTAAACGTTTGACTTGTTTAATATCAACAAAACGTTGACGAATTGGTTTTCCATATAGCGCTTTTAATTCTTTATCGTCCGGACTATTTTGCATCGCGGTCATATTACCTGGATAAAGATTCAAAGTGCCTTTTTTATGTTCATAATAAAAATATTCGGCAATTCGAACAGTGTCCTCATTAACCCACTGCGCTAAAGATTGGTCGCCTACGCCTAATGATTGTAACGTGGATATTGCACAAGCGTTTGGATACTGACGAGCGTAATCTTCTTTAAGCATGTCCTCAGTTATAAAACACCATTTTGCGTCTGAGCCACATGGATCTTGGATCGTAGGATCCATGTAAACGCTAAAACTGTTTCGAATGCGTCCGATTTTAATGTCCTGATCAAATGAATTATCATCGCAATATTCGGTAAATAATCGGATATATCCTTCACCATATGCTACTTGATTTTCGCAAGCTGTGTCATATGCGACATCGGCGTCTGAAATATATTCAATATGTCGAACAATGCCGTCAAATACTTCTGCGACCTCAACATCAGCTTTATCGTCTACCGGAATTACTTTACCGCTCGGACGGTTCTGCCGCTGATCATTCGTGACCTGACGCACGTGCTGCGGGAGCTTATTGATCGTTAAACAGGGTCGAGCATTAATCGTCTGACCCTGCACCGCGCCACGAGTTGCCAAGACGTCAGCGGGCCACTGCCATTGATTATCTGGTGAACCTGCGAAAAATCGCAGATCATCAAGTTCATCTTCACGTGACGGAGAATAAGCTCCAATTGCCATTTGCAAACGTGCACGAGCAGTCGACAAGACTTCACTGTCTTTCCCCTCATCACTGACAATACCTGCAGCTACAACGCCTGTGTAATCTTGGGGCATTATTATTTACTCTTTGGTGCGGGTTTAGATGCTGCTGCGCGCTTTACGGCGTAAGCAATAGCTACAGCTTGTTTAGGAGGCTTTCCAGCAGCGACTTCGGCTTTTACGTTTTTACGGAAAGCAGCCGGGGAGGTTGATTTAGTTAGTGGCATATTATGCTCCCATCCATGAAGATGATATTCCACGACCAGAATACTGGTGTGATCGCGTAGTTTCCACGATTTGCTTTTCTTTACGCGGTTTAATGATACCGGGGAAAAGTTCAGAAACAGCCCAGACAAGTGCGTCGGCGCGATTTGGACTATTTTCTCCTATGTATCCATTTGTGGTAAATGCTGAAAGTTCGTCTTCTAAATCTCGCATATACCCAACGTGACGTACTTTACCTTGTTCATAAAGCGCCGAAATAGGTTCTGCCCGCACTACTTTACCGCGAGTAGCTGTGACTTTTCGGAAGTTAGTTCGTGGACGCGCCGTTTGAATGACGTGTTTTACCATCGCACCACCATAATTAACTTCGCCGACTACTGCATCTGCTTCATGACGATCATAGGCATCTGCAACTACTTTTCCCCAAGTAGCCGGACCTGCTTTAACGGTGATGTCTTCTAAAATGTAACAATGTCCATCCGTTCCTATTCCGGCCACAATAATACCAATAGCGTCGTTATCAGCGTTGTTGGTATCTCCAGCCCCGGAAGGGTCAACAGAGACTATGATTCGAACCATGTCAGGAACTACGCCGTCAATAACACGCCAAAGTTCAAAGTTCTCGTCATTGAAAAGTGCATTATTTGTGGCGTCTGCAAATTCACCTAACAAGAAGCGCTTTCGAAGGCGTGGACTGAGTGCCTTCAAAGTTTCTATGTACGTGCTGCTGAGATTTTCGGTATTATCTTCCGGGTTCATCTTGCAATTCACGAAATTTTCCGGATGACTCAGCAGTTTTTTCGTTTCAGGTTCAATTTTTTGAATAAATATCTTGTATGCCCAGTGCATTTTATTTGTAGGGTTCATATCGTAGAACGCCCGTGGAGTCAAATAATTACCCGGTGTGGTTTCTGCGAGTTGCGCTAACCGGGTCATTGCGATATCGTGTGAACTTTGCGGAATTTGTGAACATTCGTTAAAATATATCGTCGAATATTCTTGACCTAGGATTTTTTCTGTCCGCTCTTTATCATCTAGACCGCCAAACCACACTTCACTGCCATTTGGAAGAGTTACAAACCAATCGGTTTTCGAAAGATTGAATATTACGCTTGGAAAGCATATTTCCATGACCTTTGGAAACGTATCTAGAATGATTGATGCTTTAATGTGATTAAAGCGAAACCGCAAAATGCAATGCCGTGACCGGGGAGCTTTCATCGCTCGTAATACGACATTTCGAACCAGCAAAAACGTTTTTCCAGACCGCGACCCACCGAAAAGCATCCCATGCGTAGCAGTTCCTGCCAACACTTCTTGGGCTTCTTCTTGCTTTACAGTAAGTTTAAATTCGGCCATCAAATATTTACGTCAAACTTGCTAACCAGATTAATTTGGATGCTTGCGGGTGCGTTGTTCTTTCCGCCGTTTGCAAAATTGTCATATAACCCTACTACTTCACCCCGTGTTCGTTCTGCCGTCAATGCGACCTTCAATTGGCCTGACACTTTTGCGAGATCGCGAATATCTGCCAATTCATAAAGGTGAGCGCCCATTGAAATCAGAGAGGCATCTTGAATTTTATCCGTGATCTCTTTAATACGCAAAGCGATTTGGGGCTTATTCAGCAGTTCTTTTCCTCGCGCTACGGGAAAAGGGGAATCAGCACCAAACGTCATTTTATACGCTGACGCGATATTTCCACCGCATTCAATTACCGCAAGAGCAAACGTGTCTTCTGCTTGAGTCAATACCGGATACTCAAACGCAGCGTTCTCCGCAACATCAATGCAGTGCAGGGGTTCAATGTCAGTAACATCACTCATATGCAGAGTGTATCATACGTTCTCGCAGCTGTCAATCCCCCCAGAACAACCCTTCATGGATTACTACTCTTATTAACTCCTACCCACTCTTGATAGATGATGAATATTTTCCAGAGGACACTCCACCACTCCTACCCACTCCAATTTTTTCCAAAGTGTGGGGCACGGAGTAGGTGGACCGGGGAGCAGAGAGAGGAGCACGGGAGGTCCATAGAGACGATAGGAGCGGGTGGAGTGGGGCAGGAGGGGGGTATCTCGTGTTTCATGAATTTTGAGATATTTGTTTTTCCGGAAAATATATGAACAACGCGAAAAGGATGTTATATCGCGGAAAATGTACCGGGGATATATGCAGTGTTTCATGGACCTTGGATTTTTGTAGTATAGAAAAGAGCCTGCGAACGTACGGCATTGGCGAGGACGAGGACGCTCCTTCCCCCATATTCATGGGTATGTTGGTTTCACGCAACACTGCGTTGGTTTCACGCAACACTGCGTTGGTTCCACGCAACATAGCCCCTGTTTCACGCCGTGCGACGTTGGTTCCACGCAACACCGGATGAAGGGTGATGAACCATGGGACCCCCACTCCCACTCCACCCCCCCACTCCACCCGCTCCTATCGACCTCCTGGACTCCGACGAGACACGTCTCTCTGCCTCCAGAACCTCCACCCCCCTCCACGTCTTCTTTTATATAGGAGTGGGGTAGATGGGGGTAGAGCGTCGAATAGATGAATATGGACCTGAGACCAGAGGGGGATACCCTTCAGACTAGGAGCATCCTAGAGGGGAATATCTGGCAAGAAGCGTGCCAACCTGAAAGCAGAGGGGGGATCCCCTCCACCCCCTCCTACTGATAAGAGTGCCGGATCCGTGTTCCACGTGAATCGTCCACGGTCTATATTTCAAGAACCATTGTTCGAATCGGTATTGATATAGCCCGACCTTCTACGGATCAAGGGAGATACCGCGGAAATACCTTCCTAAGCATTTGTTTCACGTGAAACACTCGAAAGCTGGCACGAGTCTTGCTACGTGTGGGCGTTCATGTCGCGCATTTTTTCAGATCGACCCTTCACTCTTGCGTCATAGTCCCAGACTATCGATTTTTCTCTCGCTATTAAAACGCTTATGATTGACAGGGGATTGACAGCGAAGTAAAATAGAACCCAGAGATGCAAGAGGCTCACCGGCAATAGTGCCACCACCATAGTACATAGGAAGATATCATGACACAAGCCACCACCACCATCCAAGCCGGTCAGATGATCATCATCGATGGCGAGATCGTCACAATCGAATCCATCAAGGGCCGCTGGGTCCGGGTCAGCACTGGCGACAATATCAGCCGTGCCGACGCCATCCAAGGCCGCGAAGACTATATCGAAGACGCTGCCACGTTGGGCGACGAGCTTGACGGCGAAGATGCAGATATCTGCACTCCAGAGGGTCCAGAGGGTGAGATTGATGCCGACGGCGAAGACGAAGAAGCCACCGGATATCAAGGCTCCATGATCCGCCTGCGCGAACGTCTGGCCGAAGGCGCGTACAAAAGAGCGGCGAACGGACAGCCATGCTGTGGCGATCAAGTCGCCACCCTGCTCGGCACATTGGCTCCCGCTCAGGTCATCCGGGCTTGCATCATCTCGATGGCACTCCCCGCGAACCCCTACGCTCACTTGAACGTGGGTCAGCAGTCGATGAATCTGCGCAATAAACTCCGTGGATGCTTCAAGCGCGAAGAATTCGGCGTCGGCGTCTTGATCGAAGCAATTGAAGAAGTCCAGATGCTCGAGACAGCTTAATGACCCAGCCTCTGCCCCTCCGGAAAGGGGGGTCAGCGACGGGAGCATTTCGCAACCCGACATAGCACATAGAAGGATACCACCATGAACTACGCAAATTTACGAAACCATGCCGCCCGCATGGCGGCAAATGCCAAGAACGGCACCTTAAAATATGGCGGCTCGGTTTACACGTTCACATTCACGCCTGAATGGGTTTATGAGGTGACGGATCAAACCGGCGAAGTGTTAACCCGGTTTAACACTAAAAAGCTAACCGTGGCGCGGCAGTGGTTGCGCGACTACTTGGAGAACTAAATCATGCGCGAAGTTACTAGGGAACAATTTTTTGACGTAATCGGGCCGCTTGACGTACACCCAAGCGTTCAAAACCCAAACCATACCGACTGGGAAACTCGAAACCGCCAATTTATTGGTTACACCGTTCCCGGTTGGCGTAACACTTACGTTAACGGCATTGAGACACCTAAACAATATTTCCTGAAAGATTAA